CAGGGTGCTAAGGGCATGGGCTACGGCATCAAGGACTACGTGCGCCTCATTCTTGAGCTGGAGGATGGCGAGGAAATCTACGAGCGCATCATTGACCCTCGCCTTGGTGCGGCCAAGTATCAGGCTCAGGATGGGAGCAGCAGCATCATTGAGGATCTGGCTGAAAACGACATTGTTTGCATACCAGCACCAGGCATTGACATTGAGGATGGTATTCAAGCGTTGATTAGTAAGATGAGTTATGATACAACCAAGCCGCTGGACAGTGTAAATAGGCCAAGGTTCTATGTGACAGACGAGTGCTTTAACATCATCAACGCCTTGTCAGAATACACTGGAGACGGTGGTTTGAAGGAAGCATGGAAAGACCCCATTGACGTTCTTCGTTACGCATCTGTGACAGACATTGACCACGTAGACACCAAGAAACTAGGAGTAACCAGAATCGGAGCAGGAGGATATTAACTATGGGATTTTACAAAAAGCAGGAACAAGCCAAGAAAGAGCCTAAAAAGAAGGCGGCTAAGAAAAAGCCTAAGACGCTTTCTGTCTTGGTAATTGGTAGTTTCCCCAACGCAATGTGGCTCAAAGCAACTGATTCTTCTGGCAAACAGATCAAGGTTCAAGTGCCTAAGCGATTCAGCAAGAGGCTATTAAACAAGCAAATCGAGGTCACACAGATTGACGTTAACAACGAAGAACATTATAAATGGACACCATGACACCCGAATACGCCCAAGATGAGGCAATGATTTACGTTCAAAACGAGCCTAATGTGGGCGCGTTGCAGGAAGCCTATACAGACTCCCTGCGGGACATGGACGAATATATGCGCGATTGCTTGCGCTCCTACAATGAACGCCGCAACCGTTGGCCCGGTAAGTCGCAAGACCTACGCAAGCATGGTGCAAATGCCTTCCCTTGGGAGGGAGCATCCGACATGGAGGTTAACGTCATTGGTGAGCGTATTGACACCTACGTGTCTTTGCTAGACCAAGCCCTTGACCGCAGCCACATCAAGGCGTTTCCTACAAGTCAGGCGAGCATGGCGCGTAGTGCCGTGGTTTCCTCGTTCCTTAAATGGATGCGTAAGTCCTACATTCCAGACTTCCGCAAGCAAATGGAACTTGGTGCTAACTACCTGCTGGAAAAGGGCATGATGATTTCCTATGTGGGTTGGAAGAAAGAACGCCGCACCTACAAGCAGACCGTTACCCTTGCACAGATTCAAGAGGCAATGCCGGAGTTGGCTGACGCCATTATTGGTGGTGACGAGGCATCTGCTGTGGATATGATTTCCGCTGCCTACCCAGAGATGCTGCCTAAGCGGGTAAAACGCGCCGTTAAAGACCTTGCTAAAACTGGTGTTGCCGAGGTAAGCGTGCCGCGTGACAGCGTAGATTGTCCTATTGTCCACTCCTGCGCCCCTGACGGCGAGGTGGTCATGCCATCGTATTGTTACGACCCTCAACGCTCTCCCTATATTTTCTGGCGCACCTTCTACACAGCGCAGGAGCTTGAGAAGAAAGTGACCAACGAGGGATGGGACGAGAAGTGGGTTAAGGATGCCATTGCCAAGTTGCGTGGTAAGGATTCCATTTACTACGATGGCGGTGACGGACAGCAGTTCCGCAGCGACCGCACAGGCATGGTAGATGAGAACGACCTAGTCATGGTTGTGTATGCCTACCAGCGTTTGATTGACGAGGAGGATGGCAGCGAGGGTATCTACTGCACCACCTTCCACCCCAACACCGAAGGCTATGCCAAGCATGAACTGCTCAATGGGTATGACGACTACCCCTTTGTGGTGACTCGCCTGAGTAACAATCAGCGCAGGATCTACGAAACGCAGACTTTTAGCGACATCCTTCGTGGGCCGCAAATCCAGATCAAGACCGAGCGTGACAGCCGCATTGACCGCGCTTCTTTGGCTACGCTGCCACCAATGATGCACCCCGCTGGTAGACCTCCAAGCGATTGGGGGCCGGGCCGCAAGATTCCATACCGCCGCCTAGGTGAGTTGCAGTATGCCCCTGTGCCTCCGTATGATCCTGGTTCTGAGCGCATCGAGGCTCAGATGGATATGCAGGCTGACCGCGCCGTTGGTTTGGCTAAGGACGATCCTGCTTCTGGTGTGCGTCAGCAGTTCATTGTGAACAAGTATCTCGACCACGTTAAGGAGGTTCTGAACTTTGCCTGGAAGCTGTTTCAACGCATGGGGCCAGACGAGGTGTTCTTCCAAGTTACTGGCAACCCAAATCCGCAGGTGATGACCAAAGGTGACGCTGATGAGAACTTCAGCCTGATGGTGTCTTTTGACACCAGAGAGAACGATCCAGAAACCGTGAAGTCTAAATCTGAAGCTGCCGCAAGTTTGTTGCAGATTGACCGCAATGGCCGCATGAATACCGACAAGCTGCTTGAGGTTATCCTTGGTGGCATTGATCCGTTCTTGGCAGACCACATCCTTGAGCCTGCCGAAGAAGCTCAGGAGCGCATGATGAAGGACGTGAAGGACGATCTGGTGTCGATTTACTCAGGCATTGAGATGGATGCACGCCCGAATGGAGCGCAGTTGGCTATGCAGATGATCCAGCAATACACCCAGCAGCCTGACGTGATGCAGCGTTTGCAGGATGATGAGTCGTTTGCAGCGCGTTTGCAGAAATACGCACAGCAATACCAGTTCCAGATGCAGCAAGCTCAGAACGCTCAGATTGGCAGAATGGGAACAGCACCGGCACAAATGTCTGGAGCGCAAACAGCACCTTTGCAGGAATGAGCGAAAGACCGTCCATAGGATTATTGTCGGGGTTGTTTCTTCAAAAGAAACGGCCCTACCTTACGGCCAGCCCTTATACACAAGAGCCTACGCTCGGTGGGCTTTTAATGCAGCGTGCGGGGAGAATCCCAGCTTTTGTGTCAGAGGGCAGCGGGTATGACCATAGAACCGCCAACGAGCTTTTAAAAATGTATCCGTTGACACTTCCAAAACCAGACAAGCCGTGGCGCGAGGGAGAGCCTGAGTTTCGAGAAAATGATGGGGCATTTGCATCGTGGGTGTGGCATCATCCGTCAAAGGAGTTTCCAAAAGGTGATTGGGTGATGCACACAAAGAGTCGAGACCCCAGAACTGGGTTGTTATTAAAGGGTAGAAAGCACCCCACGTGGAAAGAGCTTGTTGCCGGAGAAAAAACCGCAGGTTACGAAATTTACAAAAACCCGGAGGATAATCGTTACTATTCACGCCCAATAGACAAACGGAAAACAACAGGAGACAAGTCTCCCAAACAGAAATAGTGCTTGCCCATTGGTGACGATTGTGTAGGTTTGCCCTATGGATAACCAACTCGACTTAGAGACAGCGATCAATGCTTTGTCCCACAGGGACGAATACAAGTATCTCCTGTGGGTTATTGACCAAGAACGCGAGAGATACATTGCTGGTTTGAGCGATGCCAAAGACCCCGATGTGGTGATGAAGTTGTCTGGTCGTATCTCTGCTGCAAACGAATTGCTTGACTTGTTGTCACCACAGGAATAGATTCCTTTCAGAACGTAGTTCTTTCATTGGTTGTGTTGTTGTAAGATCCCCCTGTAAGCGTTAGTCGTGTTCCGCTTGCAGGGGGTTTCTTTTGCCCGCTTGACAAACCCTTAGTAAATTGCTTAGGTTAATGATATTCGCTACCGCCGAGCGTTAAACGAGCGTCCTAAGATATGCAAGCAACAGAGAACCCTACCGCTGAAGGGGATAAAGACAGCGCAGAAAACCTGACTCAAGACGGACTTATGCAACGTCTGATGCAGGGCCAACAGGAGGAACCAGAAGCCGAAGTCACCGAACAGGTGGAAGCGGAGGAGGAACCCGAAGTCGAGGAATCAACCGAGGAACTGGAAGGTGAGCCGGAAGAATTTGAGGCTGAGGATGAAACCGAAGTGGAAGCGTCAGAAGATGGCGGGGCCGAAGAAGAATCCGAGATAGACCTGCTTAGTCTGTCTGCCGAGGAGATACAGGAGCTTGCCAAGAAAGGTAAAAGTCGCCTGTTAAGTCGAATCGGGGAGCTGACCGCGAGAACCAAAGCCGCTGAAGAAGCGTTGGAGGAGATCAAAGCCAGCAAGCCACAACGGGAAATACCGCTAGAGGAAAACCCATTCAAGGAACTGAAGTCGTTTGACGACATCAGGACTAAGTATGAGGAACTTGAGCAAACCCTGGAGTGGACAGACGACCTGCTTGATGAACACTCAGACTACGCCCTAGATGACATCATCGAAGTGCAAGGCCAAGACTTCACCAAGCGGCAGCTTAAACAGGCAAACAAGATCGCACGGGACGGGATTAACAAATTCCTACCAGCCCACGCGCAACACCTGAAGAAGCTAGAGCAAGTCACGCAAGCTAAGGAATACTGGCAGAGTCAAGCGAAGAAGGAAGTGCCTGAGATTCAGGACGAAGAATCCGAGCTTGGTCAAGCCTACAAAGCCTTGGTGGAAAGCCCCAGCATTAACAAGCTCAACGAGCTAGTTGCAAAGCACGCTCCAGAATTAGGAGTAGACATCGAATACATTCTGGCCCACGCGGTCAGATCCAAGTTTGGCAGTTCAAAACCAAGTGTCCCCAAAGGCGCAGGTAAGAAGTTGAAGGTGAATCCACCCGCTTCCCCTGTTGGAGCTGGAGCGGCGAGACAAGGCAAGGCTGACAAATCCAAGGTAGACGCTGCCTACGCTAGGTTCCAGGAAACTGGCGACCCAAATGACTTTGTTGCTTACCAAGTGGCGAAAGCTACAAACTCCTAACCTACTAAAACAATGCCCATTAGTAATACTTATAGCCCTAGTGCCCCTACCGGCACTACTTCTACTGGTTCGGCGGTAGGCAACCGTGAGGATCTTAGTGATGTCCTTACCATTCTTGCCCCCGAAGAGTCCCCCATCACCTCGCTTTGCGGCAAGGGAACTGCTACCTCAACCTTCCACGAATGGACTGTTGACGAGCTTGCCTCCCCTAACGCAGACGGCATCAACGAAGGTAGCGATGTTACCTCGTTCACCGACAAGTTCGCTGGTCGTGCCCGTCTTGGAAACTACATCCAAAAGTTCCGCCGCGACTACCTCGTGTCTGACCTTCAAGAAGCTGTCAGCTCCGTTGGCCCTGCCAATGTTGCCCAAGCTAAGTCGAAGGCCATGCGCGAACTGAAGCGTGACATTGAGTTTGCAATTTGCTCCAACAACGACCGTCAGGCCGAAGATGGTGTGAACCCCTACAAGCTCCGTGGTCTTGGTGACTGGATTGATTCCGCTGGCCCGTCTGACGTTCCTGCTGCTTACCGCACTCCTGCTGCCTCTATTGAGTCCAGCTCGCTTGGTGAGTCTGACCTGAACGACATCCTTGGCAGCATCTTCACCGAAACTGGTGAGATGGGTAGCCTTACCGCCGTGTGTAACGTGGCTCTCCGCAAGGTGATCGCCAACTTCACTCGCTCGGAAGGAACTACGACCGCCACTCCTTACCAAATCAACGAGGAAGCAGGTTCTAAGAAGATCACTCTTAGTGTCTCCCTGTTCGACTCCGACTTTGGTGTTGTGAAGATCGTCAATGCTAACCCCGTTTGTATGCCCGGTGCATCCACCAACGAAGGTTACATTCTTGATCCGAAGTATATCGGTATCGGAACCCTGATCCCAATGGGCAGCACCGATCTTGAGAACCAAGGTGGTGGTGAGCGCGGTTACGTTGATTGCGCCCTTACCTTGGCTTGCAAGTCGCCCCTCGCCCACGGCAAGGTTGCCTACTAATCCTAACTAGAAAGATCCATTATTATGAGTTCCAAACTGGTTAATAACGAAGCCCTTGAAGATGTTTACATCTACGTGGCTGACTACGCCCACATTGCCGCTAACGCAACTTCCGCTAACCAAGTTACCATCGGGCAAATCCCCGCTGGTGGTGGCGTGAAGCAAGTTGTGGTCTATGAGGCTACTGCACTTGTCGGTGCTTCTGACATCACTCTTGATGTTGGCACTACCGCTGGTGATCCTGACGAGTTCATTGACGCCCTTGACGTTGATGCCATGACTGCACCTGTGTATAACACTGGTGATCTGTTTGAGGCAGC